AGCGAGCCCGGCGGCGCGAGGGCGACCACCCCCCGGCAGGACACATTGTTGACTTGCTGTCAATTGGTACTCTGATATGAAAGGGGCCGAACCGAACAAAAACCGAACGAACAAAAACCGAACTTGCCCGGGCCACCAGGAACCGCCACCCGGACGACAAGACGGCCAAAGAACCGAACCGCGCCCAAAAAGCCAATGTCGCACATGATTGCCCCACCGCGGACGAAACCCGGAAGCGCCAACCAGGAACCCGGACGGCCCACGCGACAAGGAACCCACGGAACCCACGGAAGCCGAACCACGGAACGGTCCGAACGGCCAACCGCGACGGAGCCGGGCCGGCAGGAACCGCACGCTCCGACGAACCAAAGCACGCCACCCATTGGACAAGACCGCAAGTATCTGCTCCGACAGGACGACGCAAGCCAGGCCACGAACGGACGGAAAGTCAACCGAACACGAACCGAACTAGACAAAGACCAAAAACATGGTCCAACATGATGACCGAAGCCGCGACACTTAGTGGACAAAAGCGCAAGTATCTGCTCCGCCCTGCGACGGAACCAGGAACCGCCGGGGCCACGGCCGGAAGCCGCGCGGAAGCACCAGGAAGCCGGCGATCGGTGCGCCCCGGAACGGAAGCGTCCCAAACGGGCCGAAACAGGCCCAAAAGGCCACTTTCGGAACCAACGAACCGACACCCAAAAAAAGGCCAAAAAACGAACGTCGCACATCATTAGGGGGCCAACAGAGGTCTGTCAAGAGTTTTCCACATTTCCACATGGCGACACAAAAAAAGCCAAAAAAACCCAAAAAAAGTATAGACAAAAAAGGCCAAGTGTGAGATACTCATAATAGGAAAGGGCCAAAAGGAACCCCGACCACAACACAACACAACCAAAAGAAAGGACAAAAAACATGACAGAAGCACAAGAGCAGAAAGCCAAAAGGATCGCCCTCGCGGCCATCGCCGCCACCACGGCCATCCTGCTCGGCCACGCGATCATCACCGGCCAACCAATCAACGACCCGTGCGACGGGCTCCACGGCCAAAGCAGGATCACCTGCGCCAAGGAAGCCGGCGCCAACACCAAAGCCGACTACGCCCACCGCGGCGAGATCACCGGGCCGTACGACGAACTACCAAACCAACTCTAAAAACACAACCAAAGAAAGGACACAACCATGAAACTAAGACTCAACATCGACGGCGCGCAAGGATACGACGCCGACCAAGCCACAAGGAACGGAAGCACCATCACGGTCGGCGACCTCCGAAGCTGGCTCGACGACTACGACGACGACGACGAGATAGTCGCCTACGATACATCAAACACCTACGGCGCCGCCTGGGGCCGAATCCTACCCTACGGGGCCATTGAACCGGCCGACGACGGCGACGAAGCACAAAGCGAAGCATGGACGGCATAACGACACCAGGCCTCGGCCGGCGGCCAAAAGCCGGCCACCACAACCGCGACCAGGCCCAAAGCCCAGGAAGCGGAACCAAGAAACAACAAACGAAAGGACAAGAAATGACACAACCAACCAAAGCAGAAAGCCGCGCCGACAAGGCCGCCAACATGTACCTAGCCGAAGCCGAGTACCTCAAGAGTAAAGCGGCGTACGCCAGAGAGATAGGCGACACGAAAGCCGAAATGGAAGCCAAATACCAGGCCGAGGTCGCCGAAAGAACCGCCGAAATGAAGCGCGACGAAGCCGACCGCGAGCACGAAGCCGCCGCTCGGAAGCGCGACCAGGAAGCGCTGACCGAAGCGCTCCGGGTCAAGGTCCGCGAGTACATGCTGATAGCGGATATCCCAAGCGTAGCCATGGGCATCCCGGCCGACACCACCTTCGCCGACCTAGCCAACGCCACGGCCAAAGAAGCCGGAAAGCGCGAGATCAGCCACTACGAAGCCGCCGAATGGGTCGCCGACGAATTCGACGAGAAATACCTCGGCGACAGCGACGCACGAAGCACCATCGAAAGGGCCATCAAGACCCTCCTCGAAAGGGCCGACAGGCTCCAGGACGGGCCCCTCACCAACTACATAGGGGCATAGGCACAAGAACCCGGAAGCGCCGGCCGGAAGCAGAAACCGGCGCGCCACGACGGCGGAAGCCCAGGACAGGACGGAAGCCGAACCATAAGCACAACACAAGAAAGGACAAAAGAAATGAGCTACAAGAAAGAAGCCACCACCAACCATTGGAACCTCCGCACCGGCGAAACCGCCGACCAGGCCAGAAAGAACCGCCAGCCGGACAGCACCACGGAACGCTGGACGATCACGGTCAACGAACGCGAGTGGACGCTCACCGCGACGAGATACCACGACGACGACGGAACCGAAAGCCGGGCCTTCTGGCGAATCGACGAAACCGGCGCCAACCGCCGCGACCACGACGGCGACGTCGAGATCCAGCAAAGCTGGAAAGACGACAAGGCGACGACCGGGGTCAATTGGCCATGCCGCGGAACCCAACCGGTCAAAGAAGTCGCCAGATTCGTAAGCGACCTCAGCATGGCCACCCAAGCCGCCATGGAGGCCCAAGAAATTATCGACCAGGAAGCGTAAGCACCGGACGGCGCCGCCGGAACCACGGCGCCAACCATAACGGCCCAACCGCCGAAAGACGGAAAGGCCGACCACCAACCAAAAAGAAAGGACACAACATGACACAAGAGCAGAAACAGGAATGGCTCCGAAACGCCACCGCGGACGAACTCCTCCGCCAGTACGCGGAATTCCACCGCACGAACGAATACGGCCGGAACGACGCCGACCTGGCGCTCACCAAAGACGAGATCCTGCGCCGGATGGGCGGCGACCAAGGCGCCACGAACGGCCAAGCGCTGACCGCCGACGACCGCGAAGCCATCGAAGCGGCCCGGGACTACTGCGAGATACTCGAGGACGACGAGGACGAAAGCGACAAGTGGACGCCGACAAAGACTGCCGAAGCCTTGGAACGAATCCTAGCCAAGACGAAATAACCAAAGAAAGCCGCCAGGGGCTCGGCCAAAAGCCCCACCAAGAATAACGCCCGGGAGCGCGGAACGGCGCCAAAGGACGGACCACGAAAGAACACGAAACGAAGCATAAGCAGGGGCCACGAAGCACCAAAGACCAACCCGGAACCAAAAAGAAACCCCTGCCCAACGTGCGCGCGATCCGAAGCACGCCAAAAACGAAACAGGACGGGACCCGGAACCCGAAAGAACCCGGAAAGACCATTAAAAATAAGGCCACCAGAAGCCCCAGGAAGCGCGGAAAGCCGAAAGACGGGTCCGAACCCATCTAGGCCAGAAAGACGCCCCAGAAAGCCCAGGAAAGGCCAAAAAGAAAGGAATAAGATGAACGAAACAGGCCAAAAAAGCGCCGCCGGAACCGGCCCAACAGGGGTCAAGCGGTACACCAACCTGCACTCCTGGCGCCAGGACGCCGTCCAGCTGATCACGGTGCGGCCGGGCGACCGCGCAGGTAGCGTCCGGGCGACTCTCCACGCCACGGTGGCCGACTCTGTTTGGGGCGCGGCGCTGAAGCGGACGCTCGTCGAAGCGACTCCGCCGAGCGGACGAGTCTACATGATAGGCGCGAACGAGAAAGGAATCGTGCACTCGGCGAGAGATGCAATGGAGCTCGCAATCAACGACTTCCTCAACGGCGGGCTGAACGGCGAAGCCGGCGAGCTCGGTCTCATGAAACGATGAAACAAAAAAGCCGCGCGGGCCAACACAACACCTTGACAAGATTTGGAACCTTGCGAAAGGACAAACCCACGCGGCAACATAATTCTACCAGCATAAGCACTAGGCGTCAACAGCATAAGCACTAGACTAATGGAGCGTAAGCACTAGGCACTTGCCCTGCTCTGACACGGAGCGTAAGCACTTGTATATTGAACCCATGGCAAGAAAGAGTACATCCAAGCGGGCCGCTGGGCTCAAGGCCAAAAAGACCATTATTGCCCAGCACGGCTCGGAATACTACGCTAGAATCGGCAAGATCGGTGGAAGCCGAACCGACACTAAGCCAAAAGGCTTTGAAGCCGACAGAGCGTTAGCGCGCCGGGCTGGGGCCAAAGGCGGAGCGGCAAGCCGACGAAGCCGAGCCTAGGCGCCACAAAAAAGACTCCCTTCTGGGGAGTCTTTTTGATTAAGCGACCTCGTAGTCCGAACTGTAGAATACGTGGTGCTGAGCGCCCTCGTTCCACTCGAACTTCGTGCCGAACGGTTGGAGTTCCTGGCCGGTCTCGACCGGCACTCGCTCCTCGACGAACTGCTCGCACTTCTGCCAGGTATCGAATACCCCAGCCACGCGACCGTCGTAGAACGCTATGTAAACTCTCTTCATGTAAATGTCCTTTCGTTAGTGTTGATAGTCCCATTTAACCTTAGCATAAGCAGAAGTCAACCCTTAAAATAGGACAATCTTCTGAGAGCCAGCCGGGCGGCGAGTACCCTTGAATCGGTTCGAGCCATAGTAGGCAAAGGCTACGGCGTCGACAGGGTCCATCTGGATGTTGGGGTTGAGTGGAGCGTAGCCAAACATACCATCCTTACCGATGTCGCGGCGCTTGCAAGTACGGATAGCGGAGTTGAGCAGTGGCTGGTTATAGTGCGTGAGCGTCTTCTCTCGAATCGCTTGGTAGAACGAAGCATATGCACTGCCTGCCTCCTTAACGTTCGGGGTCAGAATCCGCTTCGAGATTCTAGGCTCGGAGCGCACCAGTTCCTCAACCAGGAGCCCCTGCCCTGCGGCGCCATCGATGATTATCTTGTTGCAGTTGCGCCAACGGTCGAGTAACCAGCGCACCAGCCAGGCGATGCCGTCCGACATCCGCTTGCGCTCAACCACTTCGATGTGAATCTTCTCGCCCATAACAACGCCAACGGCAAGTGTGGCTGCCGAGCGGTCTGGGGCGAACTTAACCGAATAAACTAGCTCAGGGCTCTCGGGGAGCTTCACTTCCTTGACGGCCAAGTCGTTCCACTCCTCGTCCGTGAACAGACGCTGAGCGTCCAGGCCAGCGTACCAGCCGAGCCGCATCTTATTAAATGAGTCCTGCGACATGGTAGTAGACTCCGCCTTGATAGCCTTCAGGCTCAAAAAATAACCAAGCGATGGGTTTGTCTCGTACCAGGCGTCGACATCATCGGTCGCCGTGATGTTCGGAACTGACCATTCCTGCCAGCAGAAGTTCTCGGCCTTACCAGCCAAGATGTTTCGACGAGCGCGAGTAAAGACGGTGCCGGCCGAGCCAGATGTGGGCGGCGTGCCAACCATAATCACTTGCGGGTTGTGCTGGCGGCCGGCCGAAATGGTAGGGCGGAGCGCCTCCTCCTGAGCGTCGTTCTCTTCCTGAGCCTCGTCGATAAGAAGCGTGTCAGACGTGAAGCCAAGACCAGCCGAGCGTGTACGGGTACGGAATATGCAACGGCCACCGTTGCGAAGCTCGACGTAATCGTAGGAGCGTGGAGCCTTGTCGAACTCGGACGTGAGCAGGTCGCGAATCTCGGCCTCGGCGTCGTAATAGAAACGAAGCACGCGACGCTTAATCTCGTCGACCGTGTTGCCCTGGTGGGCCGTGTAGACAAGACATTCGCCCAAGAAAATCATGCCACCAATAATGCGAGCAATAAGAAGCTCTGTCTTACCGTTCTGGCGTGCGACGGATAGGCCACAATCAGGGTTAGCCCAAGTGCCGTCCTCGGCCTGGGCCATCCAGCGTCTAAGAATAGACTTCTGCCACGGCAGAAGCTTCATCTTGTAGTGCTCCAGTAGAACGATAGTCTTCTCGGCTAGGTCGATGTCGCCATCGTTGAAAATGTCGATTCGGGGCTTCTGGTTGCCGTACCTAACTGCCGTTGCCATTACCTTCAATCTCCGCAATCATGTGTGCCTTAAAGGAACCGTTGCGAGCGCCCTTGGCCTTCTTCGGCTTGCCGTTCAGTAGCTCCGCCAAGACCGTGTCCTTCTTCGGCCCGGCCCGACGTTCGGCCTCCGAGATTTGGTCTAGGATGTCGGACATCTCACGTGCCAGGTTGGCCGTATCCCTTGCCCCCGTGCCACGGTCGAGCTTGGCCGCAATCTCGTCACGGATAGCATAAAGAACGCCGAGCTTGTCGTTCCCCTGTGCAAGCTCAGTAATAGACTTCTGCTCCGTCTTACGCTTAGCCAGCCCAGCCTGGTAGATCTTGTCGATACGGTGCGGCGACTTTAGAATGTCCGCCCAACGAGTGAGCGCGGCATAGGCCTCGGTCGGCAGGAAAGTCTGCCCTACCATGGCCAGCTGGTTGACGGTGGCCGGCGGTATCTTACGGAAATAGTTGAGCCACTCGTCGTAGTCATCCAGCTCGGGTAAGTCAATTGAAATGTTACGCCGGGTCCACTCCCGGCATAACTGCGTCATCTGCTGTGCGTTCAGAGCGTAGAACCAATCTTCGTGAGATTGACCTTCCACGATCGTCTCCTAGAATAAACCCCACTCTGCGAGCTTCTCGAAGCCGCCAAGATAGTCAATAAACTTGCGTGCCATATCTAGTACCTCGGAATAAGGAAGTGTAAGCGTCTTTCCTTTGGCGTTACTGAACGTGACGGAATCGTCGCCAATAGCGCAAAAGGCATCCACCTCGGTGTTGTAACGGTTGGCCAGCTGATAGCAGGCGATATTCACTGCAACATCGGCCTTAGACAAGTCCTTGCCATGTAAACCGCCGCCGGTAACAGCGCGGCCCATATCGGAGCCAAGCTTCCGGTTGGTTGCGCCGGTGTCGACATCTGTACCGCCGGTCCAATCGCCCAAAGGGTTTATGATGGCGCGGCGAATAAATGGTTTACTGAGCAAAAACTCCTCCAGCTCTTCGCTGGTGGCGTTGCTCTGACAGGCCACAAAAGTATCAGAATGGATGTCGTAGATAAACTTACCATCGGTCGGCCATTTCCCGTACATCTCCCGGATGGTGTCAGACAATAGCTTTTCCTCGGTGTTCGACGGCACGCCCTTAAAGATGCCGTTATCGCCACACCGGGCTTCTTCTTCTTGGTTGGCGGCAAGATGAGCGTCCTGTGGAACCTCGACATAATCAATCTCACCTTGGCTGTCGGCGATACGGTTGACGATGTCCTCGACCTCCGAATCAGTAAAGTGTTCACTTGTCTCGCAAATGATGTGGCACACGCCGTGGCCGATAAGAACCTCAACGGCAATCTTCGGACGTGCGTTCTTGGTGTAGGCCAGATCCACTAAAGCGCCGGCAATGCGGTCCGCTACCTTGTCTGGGTGTGATGGGTTTACTTTCTCAATCATAATTCCTCCTTAGTTATAAATTCCTCGCATATCAGCGCTACATGGTCGCATAATGCGTCTGGTATTCTGCTCCGCTCCGCTGAGCCGGCCAAGCCCTGTGTGCCGGTGCGAGAGCCGCGCGGCCCAGGAACGTGACACGGTGCGCCATACTTGCACGGCGGCTTGAAGCGTGGGTCTGGATGGTTGGTCCAGATGTCGGTCGGCTTCATGCGCTCTTCCCCATACTGACAATACGTTACGGTGTATCTTGGCAATCCCTGCATAAAGTCCATCTTTCTTACCCCCCCCCGTGGGTTTTCAATAAACCAGAGCTTCGGGTTCAGATCCCGGATAAGATCCAGGACGTGGCGGTTTGTACGGTCGCAAAACTTTGCGTAGTCCGACACCGGCTCAAGCGTGTCGCCGATCTTGCGACGATGGTGCGAGATAGCCGCGACGCTGTAGGTCGTGCAATCAGGCGAAGCCCAGATAACGTCAGGAACGCCACCACATAATTCGATAACACTCTCTGGCGTGAGATTATTGACGTCATCGTACAGAGTGATATCGTCGAACCTCTTGTCCCACTCCACCGAAAACACCTGGTGGCCACGGCGCTCGAAAGCCTTGCCTACGCTTCGGGTGCCAGCAAAAAGCTCCAATAGTTTAATCACCGAGTGTCTCCTCTGGGGTTAATTCTTGCCAATTGTCTTCCGAGCCGGTCGTGAACTTGACGTAACGCTTGCGAATGACGTCAGCGTAGCGTGGGTCGAGCTCGCAACCGTAGCACCGGCGGCCGGTCTGCTGACAGGCGATCATGGTGGAGCCGGAGCCCATAAATGGGTCGAATACGATGTCGCCAGGCTCGCTCATGGCCAACACACCCTTAGCGCACAGGCCAATAGGCTTCATAGTCGGGTGGTCCTTGTTGGAGCGTGGCTTGTCGAAAAACCACACGTTCGAGAGCTTGCGCGAATCGGTAAACTTACCGCCCTTGCCGCGACCGTAGCAGGCGAACGAAGCGTCACTAGTCTCGTCACCCTGGCTCTCGTCAAACTTGCCCTCGCCCAGCCCGTAGATAGCCATTTCCTTGGCCGACTGAAAGTCGTTACCGCCGAGCGTGAACTGGCTCTTGACCCAACAGATGACCGTACGGAAGTTAAGTCCGGCATAGTCGAAAGCGTTCTTGAGCGTCGTGAGCTCGGTATCAGACATCCAGCTAATGACGCCGCCGCCAGGAATGGTGTAGGCGTGAATAATGGTCATGGCCTCGTTAAGGAAGTTCTGGAACTCCTCGTGCGCCATGTTGTCGTTCTGGATAGTCTTGCCGGTCGAACGGTTCTTGACCGCGACGTTGTATGGCGGATCCGTAAACGTGCAAGTAGCCTTCTCTTTGGCGAACATATCTGCCACGGCGGCGTCCTCGAAGCTCCCACAATAAATGAGATGGTCGCCTAAGCGGTAGCACTTGCCCTGCTCCGAAAAGGCCTCTTCCTCGATGTTGGACGGCTCGTCCTCGATAATCTCCTGGAACGGCTTGATGTCGAAGCCGTACTCGATAAGGTTGTCACCGATAGCCTCGAGCTCGGCCGTGAGCTTCTGGACGTCGAAGCCAGAGTTCATAGTGAGCTGGTTATGGATGAGCGTGTAGGCGCGGCGCTGTTTGTCCGTCAGATGGTCGAGCCGGATGATTGGCACCTCATCGATGCCAAGCTTCTCGCAAGCCAAAAGACGACCGTGCCCCTCAATAATCATGTTGTCCTCGCCCCAGACGGCGATGGGATCGTCCATGCCGTACTCCTTGATGGAACGCATAATCTGCGCCACCTGGGCATCCGGGTGCAACTTGGCATTGTTCGGGTTCGGTGTCAATTCCGAAGCCTTGATGTACTCAATCTTGAGCATTAAAGTCTCTCCTTTGTTGACCGGGTAGTTCCCGTTAATATTTGCCCCACTTGTACCAGTCGGGGAGAGATTTGTCAGACATCAAAAAAGACTCAGCCATTCAAGCTAAGTCTTAATCTACGCATGGTGGCGGAGGCCGGAGTCGAACCGACTTGAACTACCTTATGAGAGTAGTGAGATTGCCGAATCTGCTCTCCGCTAACATGACACAGCACAGCCTGTGCCAAGACGGCTCCCATCGGTTAATCTGTGCTTCGTCTTTTCCCCAACGTAAAGCCACTTTCATTATAACAAAAAACCGCCGGAGCCTTTCCAATTTATGAGACTGGGGGTCGGCGGTAGTCGGGGTGTATCCCAGGTTGGCTAGAGCGGCTAGCTTCCCTTACGACGTCGTACGTCAGCCGTGGCACCCCTAGCGCATACCTACATTATAACAAAAAACCGCCCTTTCGGGTGGCTTTCTGACTTTTTAATTATTAATCCTAAGTCCGCAGGTAAGGGTGGGCATCACCTGCGGCCATGTTATCGTAGCAGAAAAAGACCGCCTAGTCAGACGGTCTCTTCGTGCTTCACGGAGAAAAAGTCGAGCTGATATTGCATTGCCTTTCTAAACTCAACATCGGGAATATGGACGTAGAGCCAAGCGATGGCCTGGCAGACCCCCATAGAGTCGATGTACCATTTGTCCTTTTGGTAATCTAACCAAGCCTGTTTCAGCATATCGGCAGGCGGCAGCGGAACATCGCTCAGCCCACTGTGGAGCTCTCGGTGCCATATCACTGGCACGGGTCTTACGAAAGCGCCCCTAATGGATTTGGCATAGCCGCTGTTCCAATACCTCCCCTGATAGCAAATATGCTAGTGATGGCGGTCGCTTTGGAGCGGTCGCCCAGCCATCAGAAGCCGTTGTTTACGTTTCTTCTTAGACATTTAGAATCACCCCCTCTCTTTAGTCTAAGTCTTTCCGCCCCTATAATGTTGCACTTATTGGAGCAGTACTTTGTTCTCGTTAATGGGCAATCGTGCCCACAAATTATGCACTTATGCGGCTCTCGGCACTGGCGAGTGTTTAGTGCGTTGATGGGAGTAAGTAGAGCGTCCTCTTTCGACCAACCTTCCCTCATACGTGCGTACACCTCGGCTATTGAACATACAGCTGTCGCCATATCCTCGCTTGTCACTTTAGCAGCGCTCTTTTTGGCGCTATTACATACCTGCATCTTCTGAGTGGCCCATCGGCAATTCTCTGGGCAATAATCACCATTGGGGTCAATGCGGTCGAGTGACATCCCATCTGGCCTATCGCCCATATCCTCGTAGAAATGTTTGAAGCCATCTTTGCCTAGCCAGCGGTCGCATATCTTGATGCCACGGCCACCGTAGCGATGGTATGCTCGGTAGCTTGGTGACAAACATCGATTCTTCATGGCTCGGTAAGAGTTGCCTTCTTTTTTATGGAGGCTACAGATGCCACCATTGTAGTTTGGGTTGAATTGGTTTTTGAAGTTCGGCATACCGATTTTCTACACTAATGTCATACAGCTATCAGACAACTTTCACTCCTAATGTGCCCTAGGACGTCTTATCCTAGTTGGAGCGCACCGGTGGACAGATTTTCAAATTGATTCTTGGTATTTGAATGATGCGCTCCAATTAAGATAAGAGAGCCGAAGCTCTCTCCTCTTAATAGTTCTCGCCGAATTTCTGGACGATAGTGATGTAGCCGGATGCCGCTAGGCCGACCACCGCCCCAATGAGTGGGCTGATGGATAGGGCCAGAGCCGTGAGCGCTCCGACGACTCCCGAGCAGACGATAGTGGCCGAAGCCTTCCAGTCTTTTCTGAATAGGCGCTTGACCAGCTCGACCGTGCCGGCGACCATGCCGAGCATGATGGCGGTTTGAATTGGGTCTAGGTTAAATACTTCCATGTTGTACTCCTCGTTTAATTTGCCGTATAAGGCGCTTAATTTGCGTTCTGAGGGCTTTTTGGTGAAAAGATGGTAGTTTACCTGTCTCGGAGCCAAAAGTCTCACTGAAAACGCTTTTGTCTATACCTTCTTGAGCGAATCGACCTTGACGATACATCGGAGCGTGTTGCCCTTGTAGAGCCAGGCGTGCTTGCCATGATTGTCTGTCTTTTTCCATACGGAATTGCCATCGTTGATAATCTTGCGATTGAGCCTGACGCCGTAGACGTCGTAATAAGCGGTCGTCTTAACCTTGTCGCCTTGCTTTACCCCAGTGGTAGTCTTGCTCGGCGCCTTAAGAATCTTGTTCACCTCATTACAGATATAGGTCATCTTAGAACGTAGATAGTCGCCAGGACAGGCGGTCGCCGAATACATCGAGTGCCAGGTGAGCGTCTTGCCCTTGACGGCCTCCTTGATGCCATTGCGTTTCATGATGTCAGCAATGAGCGGGATAGCCGCCTTGAGTGTCTTGTCGCTTACGGGCCACTTGCCGCCTAAGGCTGAGTTAGAGATTTCAATCCCGACGGAGCATTGGTTCTCGGGCCAGTTACCAGCGTGCCAGGCGACGTTCTTCTCGTCCACATAAAGACCAATCTTGCCGTCACACCCCACGCCATAGTGGGCTGAACCATTGCGACCAGCTTTGGCAAAGATTGAGCCACATTGTTTGGCGGTTAAAACGCCAGCCATGTGGTGTAGACATACGTTGGTGATTTTCTTACGACAGCCGAAGCCAGAAAAGTTACTGGTGTGGGCCGGTACCTTGACCGTAGCTAAAGGGCTGTTACTCATTTCTTCTTGCCCCTCTCCCCAGCACCCATACTCGTGAGCTCATTCTTCTCGAACGACTCCTTGCTCCCGAGCTTAGCTTTAATAGTAGCGATTAAACCCATGGGTTTCCTCCATTAGTTACTACCAATTATTAGAGATTGGACAGATGTTGTCAGACACGTCTAAACCGTCGTAGTCCTCTTTGATGCGGTTAGACTTCTGACGGTTGCACCTCATATGGGTGAGCTGTAAGTTGTCGATGTCGTAGGGCGCGCCCCCACGGCTGACCGGCACGATATGGTCGACCTCGAGGCTCATAGGTGACTTAGCTGGAGCATCCATGTCGATAGGGTTGCCACATAAAGCACAAATAGGGTCCTTGGATGCGATGGCGCGCTGGCGCACCTTCTGCCATACGGTGTCCTCCATGACTGAGCCATCAGGTAGAACTCGATTGCCCATTAGACCACCCTCTCTAGCTCGACAATCCCGTTGCCGATCCATTGGATAAGTAAAGATGTCGTGAAGTAGTCGGAATGGCTCCCCACGATGCGCCACTCGAACACTCCATCCTCACGGTAAACCTGGTGCACAAAGTAGCCAGCCATGGCCTGAGAGTTCATATTAGTGTTGGTCCACTTGAGCTCCACGGTGCTCGGTAGAACGCCAAGGTCTGGGCTCTCTGGAGTGAGCGTGAGTGAATACTCCATAGACGAGTCATTGGCGAGCTCAGCCTCGAACTCGTTCACGATAAGAGCGTCACCGCCAAAGTATTGGAGCGACTTGAGCTCCTGTAAGTCGAGCTGGGCCTGCTTTACCTGCTCGGCAATATCATCTTGGTCACGATTGAACATGGCGACCACTCCCCACGGTTAAAGCTATATCGGCGGCCGACCAGATGTGGAATCGGACCGTATAAGTCGTGATAGGAACGTTGGATCCACCAGTCGATGAACGGTAGATGTTAGCCTGATAGGATGCCTGGTTGTAGGCCTGGTTGTCGATGCTCGTGATGTTGCACGACCAGCCGTCTTCCTTGTTGTCGACTAGACGGTCGCCAGAGTGCACCTCAATCGCACAATAGGCGATGAGCACGTTCGGCTCGGTGATAGTCTCAGCCTCGATGTCGCACCAGGCGAAAGCCCTGACCACTAGATCGGGGCCGTCAGACGTAACGGTAATAGGCTCAGAAACGAACTCTTTGACCTTGATTTGGCTATGCCCCACCTGCTGAGCTTCCTTAAGCTCCCTGATGTCGCGCATGGCCTGGCCGAGTTGGTCTGTGATGCTAGATTCATCTCTCATAAGCTAGAACTCTCCACATTAACGGTATGGGTGCCACTGTCGGTGGCGCGTAGAAAAAGGTTGAACGGTAGGCTGAACTGGGCGTTGGCCCAAGTATAGACCACGGTTTGGAAGCCATAGGTGCCGTTCCTGACTTCGCGGCGGTGCATAAGTGGCCACACGTCAGCGTAGCCGAGATAGGTGCCGTCAGCCGATGAAATAGATACGTTGTAATAGCCCGTAGCATAATCGTGGGTATACTCGAGCTGAAAGCCGTCGGCATCGAGCTCGAAGTGGGGTAGACAGATGGCTGGCCGAGCATGGTCTGGGGTGAAATACTCGGTCACTAAGTGAACCTCACCGGCATAATCTGTTGAATGGATAAAGGGGATAGCATCTCGGAGCGTCTCGGCTTGCTTAAAAACCATGCCAGAGTTCTGGCTGGTAAATTGAGAAGCCTTGAGCTCCTCGACGTCTCGCAGGATGCCCCTAATATCCCCCACTAGCCCACTATCCCTACGATTCATCGTCGTCCTCAGACTCCTGCGCTTGCATGATTTCTTCAATGTCTAGGTTGTCGAACTGGAGCGTGACAGCCTCGGAGTCGTTCTCGTCTACGGCGCAAGTAATGGTCTCGATGCGATAGTTCCCGTTGATGTGCTTCAAGGTCAGGTTGGAGTTGAGATTGACGACCACCGTATCCCCAACATCGACGACATTTAGGTCGAGCAGGTCGTTACGGAGCGTGACGGTGGGAATCTCAATAATATCTTTCAGAGCATGGAGCGCGGCTTTGGAGTGCTCGGTAATAGTGGAGTCCTCCGTGACGGAGTTCCAGGTAAGCACACGCTCGCGGCGGTAAAGGTAATCCTCGGAAGCCGTGTCCTCGGAGTCGTACTCGACCACATCCTCACCATTGCCGGAGCCGAGAGCGTAGACAAAGTTAGCCACCTTCTCAATCGAGCGGCTAAAGTTGAATGACTGGATATTGCCCCCATCGCCATAGTAGAGCACGATGGATGGGCGGTAGACCCCCTTAGCCTCGTAAGTGTTGAACTTCTTGTCTGGGGTAAAGCTGAAATCACACCCGTTGATAACGTTGCTCATTTGCTGAATAAGGCTCGCCACCTCCTTGCGCTTGTAGTGGCGGTCACGCCTCACGATGGCCCCTGTATGAGTGCCCTGACGGACGCCATAGTCGCCCCCAGTCTTCTGGTTGCACTGGTTGATGACCTGCCAGAGAATCTCGTGCTGTGGCGCCTGGGTAAAGTCGGCTGTGACGTACTGAGTCTTATAGAAGTTAAGGTAGCCAACACACTCAACCGTGACCGTGATAGATGGGTCGTTGGTGGAGTAAGTGAACCGATAGACGTTCGTGCCTAGGATATACGATCCGTTACGCCTGACTCGAATATCGCACCGGCCAACCTCGAAAAAGCCGAATGGGTCGTCGGCGAAGCCAAGGTCGGTGAGTAGCTTCTCGAATCGGTTTAGGTCGATAGAAAAAGTAAGGGTCTCGGAACCATTAAGTGTCTTAGACCAGGATAGCCCCGAGCAGCATTGTCTGATGTCTGCTAGGGGTTGTCCGTTCTTGTTCCATATCTCAATCTCGTAGCGTGCCATTAGATGCTTAGGTATCCCTGCTTAAATTTGACTTCAGCATACCCCGAATCGTCGGACACTTCAGATGTTAGGTAGAGTTTGTTCTCACCTGGGGCCAAGACTAAGAACTCTGATTCGCTAGTCTTAAGATGGTAGACGTCTTGCCCGTTGAGAGTGATGGTGCGAGCCTGCGAGTCGATGGTGATAACGTCCTGATTAACCGTATAGTCCGTCGCATAGCTAATCGCCATCTCCCCTTGCGCCCCTGTTCCTACGAGTGAGATGTTATTCTCACCCTCATATAGTGATGCCAAGAAGTTGAGTTGGGCTCGTAACGTCTCGTCTGTGATTTCTGTGTCGGTTGGGGTTGCGAGTGGATAGTATACCCGAACATTGTTTGTGCCGAGCCATGTCTTAAAATCTGCTAGGCTAGACATCCCCGAAATCATGCACCAAAATGTGCCAAGACCATCAAAGCCACACCTTCCGATACCAGTCCATGCCGTTCCCCCCTCTTGGAATTTGAAGTAATCGCATTTGCTCTTATAACTCGGTGTGCCTTTGGCTAGGAGCGAGAATGTGGTTTGTGCGCTGCCTATCACGAAGCGTTCATGTGTTGAGCCGCTCTCTGCCCAGTTTTCTGTGCCGTCAAGAACCGCCACCGCTGTTGATTTATGTATCTTCCAAGTGCCGCCATCGTTCCAGATGTAGTCTTGATATGTGCCGACTTTGGCGAGTTCGATTGGTGTGAAGTATGGTGCGAATGAAGTGGCTTGAAAGCCTTTCTCGAGTTGGACTTTGGTCGCTTGTTCAAGGTTGCGAGCCGACACCAAGATATAGTTGGTGGTCGCTGACGTTGTGAATGTAATTGATGTTGCTGTCGTAGTAGTGTTCGCATCACGTCTAACGAATGAACTTGTTGATTCTGATGTATATTCACCCACGCCAAACCATGAATCATTTGTTCCTGTTGTCTCGAAAATCTTGAATGTGTAAGCAGTGTTAGGCTTGACTTTTATGAATTGCGAACACATCTCGCCTAGTGGGTGAGCATTCTGAATGCCACCATAAGCATCTACATAACCAATTCTGAATGTCGATAGGTCGGTCAAATTCTTGCCGAGATTGACTTCGAGTTTTTGTCCACAATACGGAACGAATTGACTTGCCGAAGTTCCTATTTCAATCTGGAATGTGTCAATATCAATGTATGCGTCCCCTGCCGTATAGAACGGAGTTGCATACGTGACAGTTTTTCCAGCAGTTGATGTGATTTCGTAATGATGCCATTCGCCAGCCCCAGCATCGCCAGCATTGGTTGTCGTATCAGTTCCATCTGAATACCGAATTGCAAAAGTTCTCGCTTGTGCGTTTGTTTTGAGCATATCAAAACTGAAGGTATATTGCGTGTTCGGCTGAAACTTGATGCCAAGTGTGAAGTTCTTTGCCGGATATGAGCCATAGCCTGCCGAAACGGCATATTTGAGACAATTTTTGCCATCATATGTTTGAACAGATGCTTTGCTGGCATCATTGATGGCATCGACAAAATCTTGTCCCCATGTAGTCGATTGTAGATTTTTCCCTGTAACTCCCACCGTCTGCGCCCCTGTGACGGTTGAGATTGATTGTGGATATGATGGGTTTGGCGCAGGAGTTCCGCCGACATAAGGCTCGAATGAAGTATATTGCCCCCCCTTTTCTAGCTGAATCTGAAAAACGGCATTGTTGAATGTATCGCCATTCATGACACGAAGCCAACCACGATATATTCCATCTGAGCCTGTGAATGTAGCCGTTCCGTTGTAATTGGCATGAGGTTCTGAGCCTGAACCGCTCTGTTTTTGAAACAAGAAGCCTGAGCCATCGCCTGATTGTGTAAAAGTTCCACTAGTGAGCTTAATACTGGCAGTATATGTTTCGGACGATGTGAGTGGGTAGATAATTGTCGAAGAAACTTGCACGCCTTGTAGAAAGCGTGTCGGGTCGAGAATCTCAAGCCAGCCATTAGTTGTTGCTGTTCCGTTCAGGCGGAAAGTGCTTTCGTCAAGGACAGTAACCGTAACGGTTTGTCCGAAACTTGCCGAGCCTGAACTACCGCCGAGCTTAATGAGGTTCTTCCCACTATAAGTTGTCTGTTCTGCGTTGCCTGTGAGTTGAGAGAGAGTCATGGGCGCGCCCTCTAGACCATCGTTCACTAGAATATAGTCGCCCGTGGCCGAGCGGTAGGTATGCCAGTCAATCGAATACTGCAAGTCGGCCAATATTTGCATCTGTTGGTTAGTGGTTCGGTTCACAACAGTCGGCGAGTGAAGTGCTCCGTACAGCTTGATGACTGGGTAAACTGTCTCGTTGCCATTATCCACGACCGTGTCCTCGGCTCCACCGCCGATGGCCAATGGTAGCCCAAAGTTAATCTCGAAACCACCAAGCGCCCGTTGTGGTTGCAAGATAGCCGCGATGCCACCAGTGGTACCATCATCATAAATAAGTGGGTCATCGGCTCGAAGTTGGATTAGAAATTCCTGAGTCGTGAGTACACGCTGGAGCGCCATCTCGCATGAGATGGTCCGAACGGAGATAGCGTAGGCGTTGCCAGCCTCGGTCGTGAATCGGAGCGTGAGCTGTTCCTTGCGCCCCTGACCGAGTAGGGATGCGATAGCCCGGCGCTTATCCTCCACCTTAGAGATGTCAGGGTTGGCGATGACGCCACGGATAGAAATAAGGCGAGCGTCGTAGTTCTGGGCCGAAGTCCAGCCGCCATCATAGCCGGCGTTCACCCCTGATGTTGTGCGAATCTCTGGTAGCCCCACCAGGCCTTCTAACTCTGGCACTAGAAAAACACCATCGACCGCGGAGTTGAGTTCTATCTTAGTTGTTGAGCTTTCGATTGAGCATTGAATGTTGTTATTCATCTTATCTCCTAAATTGCTGTTGCGACTTCCCAGCCAAGCTTCCTTGACGCTTCCTTAACGTCTAGAGTATTGGCCACCTGGTTGAAAGTGTTATTTTGAATGACTTGAGCAGGTTGGGCCGGCGTAGTAGCAGATACCCCCACGCCCTTATAGCCTGTCGAAAGGCCGATGGAAGATTGCCCTGCCATCGCATCGATGACGGTAGCCGTAGTAGCCTTGGCCGTCTGCTCGAGTTGCTTATCCATACTCCCCAAGCCGATGTTCAAGCCCTCGGCCATATCTTTACCGACTTCCATCATCTTCCGTGACGGGGAGTGCGAATCGGCTTCTTTGCGAGCCCATGTGATGACAGACTGAGCCATTCGCTTACCAATGTTGGCGGCTTCTTTTATCGCCCCGACCAGACCGCCCTGGAACCCGGTCTTGATGTCGGTACCTAGCTTCTTCGATGCCTCGGTTGCGAGTGGAGCGTACTTCTTTACTCCCGTCGAGAAATTGCCTGTCAGGCCCTTAGCGCCACTCTCGCCGAGTTTCTTCATCTCCTCGGTAAAGGTGGTCCCGTTCTTCTTGGCGTTCTCGTAGATAGTGCGCCATGCGGCGTCCTGCCTACTCATTGTCTGAGCCAAGTAGTCGACAGTCTGAGCCATGTCATCTTTTGTCCCCCTGACTAGCTTGCCATTGGCATCCCTATACTCGTAGGTCTTCTTCTTAAGCTCATCGAGCTGCTTGGCGACGAGATTGTACTTACCAGCCCTAATTTCTTCGGCCAATGTGAGCTTGTTGATCTCGTTCAGCTCGGTGAATCGGTTGTCCTTGTCGGCCTGCTCGGCATCGGTGACCTTCTTCTTGGCCTTGCCGAGAGCCTCCGTGGCGGCCACCTGGCGTTCTCGCGCCTCGGCGAGTTCTATCTCGGCCAAGCGGTACTCGTCCGTTCCCTTCTTCCCTGCTTTCTGAAGCTCGTTAAGGCTCTTCTGGGCACTGCTAACAGCCTGCTTTGCTAATATAAGTTCCTTTTCAGCGTCACGCTCCTCGTTCTTAGCCTTGCTAATGTCGCTTAGTAGTTGCTTCTGGAGTTGGAGCGAACGATTGTAATTGTCGGTGGCGTTCTTCTCGTTAATTAGCTGTTTCTGGTAATACTCAGACTGTTTCTTAGCGTGCTCGGTGTTAGCCGCGATTTGGGTAAGCCCCATATAGATGCCGACACCAGCGGCGACGAGAGCGCCTATCCCTACGGTGAGCATGGCAAGCTTGCTCGTAAGGCCAACGGCCGACGCTCCAGCGGTGCTCATACTCGCTGTGAGTGAGCCGTTCGCGGCGGCAAATTGGGATGACCTTGCGGCGGCCGCACTAAAGGCGGAGCTAAGCCCTGCCCCGGACGTTAGGACCCCCGTGAAAGTCTTGACGACAGCGGTGCCCTTGACGACCACGGCGAGTAAGCCGCCAATCCCAAGTGCTAGGCCCTTAACTAATGAGATGGTGCCAGTAACAACCTTGAATGCTATAAAGGCTTTTAGTAGCTTCCCTAGCGCTTCTCTGGCGACCTCGGTCTCGGCAACCCACTTTATGACGTTCTTAATGACCCCAATGACACCTTTCAATATCGGGATAATGTCATTCTTAATAGGCGGAACGATATATTTAACGATAAACGCCCCTACCTTCTTGAAGCTCGATGTGAAGTTGTCTAGCGTGGTGTAAATGTCGCCCGTTCCAAATGCTTTTATGACGTCCGCTAGGGCCTTTGTGATGCGAACTGGGATAAGGCGCATAGCCGTCCCAATGGTGTGCGTCGCATCGCCGACCTGGTCCTTGAATGAAGTAATACCAGCACCGCCTTTGTTGTCTAGGTCAATCATGGCCTTCTGAAGCTCCGCTAGGCGCTCCTTGGCGTATGAGTTCTTATCCTCACTAATCCACTCGTATAGGTCCATGCCATCGAGCTGGTCGACGGTCTTCTTAGCGTCTTTGGCGTACAGCTGGAGTTCCTTGTTGTTGGCCCCCATGTACTTTGCAATCTGCTTCAGCTGGCCTGGCATGACCTCCATCATAATCTTCCAGTCCTGCATGGATGGACGGTTACGAGAGATTACCTGAGTGAACTGCTCGAATGCGCGGTTGGCCTCTTGTTGACCCTTGCCCCCTGCTAGAGCCGCATCATTGAACGCGATGGCTAGGTTGGTGGCGTTATACATGCCTTTGTTAAGGTTGCCCGTGGAGCTGGCTAGCCTCTGCGTGTATGACACGATTTCATCCAGGGTGGTCGGTAATCCCTCAATACGGTTCGAGAGCTTATTGATGGCTCCAGACGATTCGTCGGCCTCAAACCCGAGGTTCTTCATGATTTTAGGGAACGTGTTTAACGTGTCCACACGAGAGATGGCGTTGTCTATAGAGTTCGTGACGGCATTAAGCGCCTTAGATGCGACGGTAGCCGTAGCGCCGGCGATAGCCCCTGCCGCCTTTCCCCATTTAGCTGTAAAGTTATTAGAAAATTTGGCACCTACCGAACTACCAAGCCCGCCAAGCTGTTTAGTGATGGTGGACTGGATGCCCTGCATCTGTGGGGCGATTCGGATGTATGCGGTACCTAGATTATTTGCTGTTGCCATTTTGCGGTGTTCTCCGTTCTACCAGATTGACCGCTCTGTGGCGTAATTACTTAATTAAATCTTATCACATTAGGCGCCTAGACGCCCGACGCGCCCAGCGTCTAGAGCAAGGTGCAAAGCCTGGTCGTCCATGTTCCTAGCCTCCCCATAACTAGGCTCGACGGAATCGATTCGAGCGTAGACACGTCGGCCACCGCGACTGTTAGGCAAGCCAATGGCCACTTCGGTAACTTTGAATGTGTTTGGGTGCTTCCTCATGGCCCCAGATATACGGTCGGCACGCTCGGCAATACGCTCAGCGGCTTTGACGACGGCTGGTCGAGCCATTTCTTGGATGACGGTGCGGCCGCCATGCTCCCCTGTGTTCAATGCGAATTTAACTTTCTTGCTCATTTGGCTTAACTGTAACATTTTGGCGCGGTCTCGACAGAATAGCCTTAATCTCATCAAGGTCATGCGCCTCGGCCTCGGCTTCCTTCTTAGGCTTGAACTTTTCCATGAAGTCCGGCAACCAGAGCTCAGGGTAATCCCTCGGGTGGCGTTTAGTGGCATCTTCGGTCTTCTGCCAGATTAGCACCCTCAGCTCGTGCCAGATATGGTTGAGTAGAATCTCGCGCCAACCCCACTCGTTCTCTTCGTGGATTTTGCGGCCAACTCGAGAATCAGGCGGTAACTGAGCCGCAAGCCGCGCCCCACGGCCGAACTCAACCGTAGCTAGGTCGAGCCCATAATACTGCTGAAAGTCGGCTTCTAGTTCGTCTGGGTAGAGCTTTCGGACGGCCCAGAAGCTTCTTCTTTTGGGTCGGTAATGCCAAGAATCTTATCGACAGCATCACTTGCGATGCTCATCTTAAACTTGCCGTCACGCTCAGTAAAGTGGTCGGCCATCTTCTTATAGGCCTCCTCCCCAATACCCATCTTGAGAATGTCAATGATTAGAGCCGGGTGCTCATTGATTTGCTCGGTCGCTTCAAAGAAACGAACATCGTCGAAATTGTCTAGATCGACATCTAATTTGTAGCCGTCTACCACGACGTGCTTGAGATTCTGTGCCATAAATAGTCTCCGTTTATTGACCACTATTTACCATGTAGGGCCATCAATGTCAGATAGAAAAAGCCACCCTTGGCGAGAGTGGCTTTTAACGGAGAGCTATTTAGATTAGGCTGAAGCTTGTGTGGCGGCAATATACTCGATGTGATAATCGCCGTTGCTGTTCGGGCTGGCGCTGAATACAGCTGGGTAAGCAATAGCCGTGGTGTCATCATAAGTGATGTCTCCGCCACGGTCCGCAATCTTAGCGCGTGGGATGACCACACGTTTGATGCGGCCACCAGTCAAGACGAGCTCAATAACCACGACGTGCTCTTCGAGAGCCTTACCAGTCGAGTGAACGGTAATGGTGCTGCCAGCCTGTGTGACGTTTGACGCGCCGTAGATGACTTTGAGCGTGTCGACATTCGTCTCGATAAAGTTGACGGTGTGCGTCTCAGCATAGCTGGACTGTTCGGTTAGGACCGTGTCGCCACCCCAAGCTTGAATCTCTTCGGTGTCCGTTTCGATAGATTGGACGTAACCATCTTCAGAGATGTAGCCCATGTTTACGAAAGCGCTCGCAAGAGCAGTCGTTCCGTCAGTTGGTAGAGTTGTGCCAGCTGGAGCGATCCATACGCCGCCGGTGGCTTTTGGCTTGCCGAATGATACATTCGACGCATTGTTATTTGCCATTAAAGTGTCTCCTGTTTGGAGTAGTAGCCCAACAGTTCCCTGCTCGGTTATATGTCGAGTGTATAGTAGGTCGAATCCATTGTCAGAATCGTCGTATGAGGCCCCTAAAACGCTCTAGGACGCGTCCTAAACAAAAAGATGGGTGCGAACCCATCTTTGTCGAAAAGTCTCGTTGAAACTTTTAGTGTTTAATTGTCACCGCTATCACCAAAGTTGGTGTTGAAGTAAAGACAAGCCGGGTAGAATGTGCGATCCTGGACGGTGCCCTCGATAGATTGCGACGCGTTTGATTGGACATCCACATAAATATAGCCATCGGTGCCAACTGCGAATGGGGCCCCGAATGCGTTTCTTATAACAGCGGTGCCTGTGTAGCTAGCGCGATAGTGGGTAACGCCAGAGCCATCAACTTGAAATGCGCTTGACGGAGCCGTAGCCAGCCGTAGACCGGTTTTCACACCATACTTGCCGCTAAGACCTGGAACGGCGACAAGAGTGCCAGTCTTGGATGAGCTCGCCGAGTTGGACAGATAGAACGTACCGTAGAACTTGAACAGAGAGCCATCGGCGCTTTGAGCTAGATTGAGCGTGCCGCTACAGGTGACGTTCGAGCCCATAGCGGCGCTAGGGACCGGCCAGCTCGTATAACTAGTCAGGGTCATGCTCGCCTTGAATGCGTCCAATTCACTTCGGAGCGATGCGATGGTGGCGATGTTGCGCCTATCCGTGAACGTCGCGCTAGTGAGCGTGGTGGCGTTGGCTGGTATGGTTACATCCCAAAGCACCATGTATGGGTTACCAGCACCAATCGCAGACTGGATGGCGGTCGACGTAGGCGCCAATGGGTTAGCCGCTGGCGTGCCACTAACGGCGACGAACTTTAGGATATTGTTGGTGTTGTCGACGACACTCGTAGTTGGGGCAACTGAGTTATCAATATAGGCCACGATGGAGTCGATGCGAGCTGACGACGCGGCTGTCGCGATGGTGATGGAGTTGGTAGAGTCGGATGCGATGCGGCGAGCGAACCCGGTGCCTGTCGAGATAAGGCCATTGCCAGCCGATAGATTGACCTTCAGGCCAGAACCAGCCGTAGCCATAAAATCGCTAGCCGTGGCTACGCATGAGCCAAATAGCGCGCTCTCAAACGCTGAGTAAGCGGCGGCGGAGTGTAGACCTCCAGCCATGTTAAATACTTTATTCGCCATAAATATCTCTCCTTGTGTTAGGTGTTATCGAATCAGCTTTCTGTAGACCAGATATTCCAAGCGCCTTGAGTTCTGACTTCTTGAACCATAGGTCGCCTGATGGGTTCGTGAACCTGTAATTCTCGCTATATGGGCCAGCCGATTGTGAATAGTTGTCCACAGGCGGCACATCGGTAGGTGTAGCTAGCGCGCGCTTAACGGCTTCCATCGTTACCCACTTAGCCACGTTTGCATAGTCTGTGTCTTCGGTGACTCTTTGGTTGATGTCTACCCCTGCGGCGGCTGCGTAAACACGGAGCCTCGAGCTTGCGAGTGTGAGCAGGTCGTTGGCACGGCTAGTCTCACTCTCGAGTATTGGTCTCCAATAAGTGGATAGGTCGTCAACAGTAGCGTAGTTATTTGGTGTTTCTTCCATGTTTCTCTCCTTCAACATGCTTAAACCACTTCTTATAGTCCTCAATCTTATCGTGGACATACGAGTTGCCGCCATTCTTCGAGTAAATATCGAACTCGTGCAAGATGTTCTGGTAGTTGGTCGGCAATCCATCCTCGAGCACGGCTAGATGGTCTTCCATAATCATCTGTAAGATGGAGTCCTTAGCGGCGTTCTTCTTGGCGGCTCGGGATTGGCAGATAGCCGTGATGGCGGTCGTAAGGGTTGGGAAGCCTGCCGTGATAAGTGCGATTATAACTGCGTCACTCATTTGTCGCCTCGCTCCTCATAAAGTTAGATGGGCGCGCCATGGCGGTGCTTCTAGACAGAGCCTCAGCCTCACGGATGTTCATGCCAAGCATACGGTAGAGCGTGGTCGTACCTGCCAGCTCTGGCATAGCCTGAATGAGCTTGTAAACGGCATCGCCAGCTGAACCAACGTCAATCTGGAATAGTGGCTTCCAGGTCGGGTCAATGGCGCGAAGTCTCTCGGGAATGGTGTTGTTCCCGTCTAGCACCATGCGTATAGAGATAGCAATCTCCTTGAACTCCCTGCCAAACTCCTGTTGGCTCTCTTGAGCCTCTAAGAGCAGGTCGTCAGACATGGCGGATAGGCTCTCGGCGGATGTAGGGTTGGCGGTCTCGTAGCCAAGGTTGCGGAGCGTGAGCGCGGTCTCAGCGCAGAAGTCACGCGCCAAGTCTTTCTTCTGGTCGCTGAACTGGTTGATGCTCATTTGGGCGAGCTGGCCAATCTCCGGCTTCTCGCCATCTTCGTCTCGAGTGATGCCCCATATCTTCCCGATGGCGCTCTCTAGGTTAGCGTCGTCCATAGTGCCTTCAGCTAGACCATTGATGTAGCGCTGTGGGGCTGAGTAGAACTCAGCGGCAATCTCGTAACGAATCTTAAGACGCCCCACCTCGTCCACGATGCGGCGGACCGTGTTAGAAATACGGCTCTTACCGAACGGACGGTCAGCCGACTGACGATGAGTTAGAACATGGAGTAATGGACGGCCCGTCGGGTTCTCTACAATCCTCACTAGCTGTTGATTCACGAAGTAGGCGGTGAAGTCCTTGGCGAACAGGATGTAATCGGCTGGCACCAATCCAACCTTGCTCCAATCGCGCCAAAAGCCCGTGTAGATGTTGTCTTCGTATGGGTACCACCTTACAACGGCTAGACCTGTGTCGAGCAGGCCGGTGCGTTGGTCGATTGTGCCGGTAGCCTCGGTGGCCGTAAACGGTAGTAGTTTTACCGAGCCGTTATCCGTTGGCATGGTGGCCACGAAAGAACAGCCGGCAATAAGTGCGTCGGTCTTAGCCTTATTAAGCACCGCGAAAGCCCCCGTCTTATCGAATAGGTCATTAACACCAAAGTCGTCCTTGGCGAAACCATCGAAGTTTAGGCGGTCGGCGATAGTATTAACGGCGCGGCTAGCCCAGCCCACGCCTGGTTTCATATTCTTGAACTTCTTAGGCACAGATATGCCTAAGTCAACTACCCCTTGGGTAGCGTTGTAATACTCGTACTTCACTCCTGCAGACCATGCGAGTGTCTGGAGCTTGTTCAGAAGTTTGGTAGCGACTTCATTGACTGCACTAGTAAATTCGTCTGGCATTTTGTTTCCCTCTGTTACCAGACTTGACCGCGCTGTTGCGTTCTTAACTTTGATTTGATTATAACACTTCCACTAAGGTCACGTTTTGCGCCTTGCTAGCTCTCTTGAGTTGTTCTAGGCGTTCTTCGGTGACTTGCCATTGGTCGTTGACCGCCCTAGTGTACCCAGCCTGTACGTCGTAGAATGGCATGACTGCCTTGACGACGATAGGTTCTTTTGGCTCGGACTTGCTGACCTCGACCACCTGTACGTCTTCGACCTTCTTAGCTTCTTTCTTAGCCATAATTCCTCCTTATTGCTTGTATTGTTTCCAGCCCTTGCCTGTGAGCGTTCCGTTATGAGATTTCCACCCCGAAGTCTCGATAGAGCCTCTGCAGTGGTCGTGCTGGGCGAAAACCTCCCATGATGGCTCGACAAAGGTGCCAACATGGCGAGCGCACCATTCGCAACAGCCAGGTAGCTCGGTGCGAGTTGCTACCCTGTACTTGCCACTCTGCCCGGCGGTCTCGAAAGCATCGTACTGGGCCTTGTGTATCTGGTCTTGTAGCCATAGCTGGAGCTGAGCGACAACGTCATCCCTGCCCCCGAGCGAGATAGAGTCGGACAAGTGCTTAGCCATGCCGTAGTAGTTGTCATTGATGCCAGGGCCCCTAGTATACTCAATCTCCATGTCGTAGGCGTTCATGGCGTAGATAACCTCGTAAACCTCGGTGCCAGCCTCTCGGAGCAATATCTCAAGGTTGAGCTGGCGCGTCTCGGGGTCGACCTCGGTATTCAGAATAAGGTCGACGGCCTCGAGCAGGTCTTTATCAATAGTGTCTGCAAGCTTACCGTAGTTCATCATAGCTCCAATCGTTAGCTGTGTCCTTAATCTTGTCTAAAAGCTCTATAACGCGCTCTGAGCGCTTCTGAGAGTAGGTTCTAGCGCGCACTGGGGCTTGGCGCGCGATAAGCACGTCAATCATCTTTGAAGCTTGCGCGTCGGTAGTGGCGTCTAAGATAGCATCCACACTCTTAGCGTTCTTCACGGTCTCCGAGTCCGGCGACACGATACCGTTGGAGTAGAGCATCTCTTTGAACTCCTTGAACTCCTTGAGTCTTTGGACGGATAAGTCTTTGATGTAGCTTCTCTGAGTGGGGGTTGCCATATATCACCTAGATACAATGTTTGAGCGAAAATGTCAGATAGAAAAAACCACCCCTTTCGGAGTGGTTCTCTCTAGTTGGGCTAGGCCGAAACCTGAGCTCGTTTGATGATGGAGAATGCCTTGTCATCGAGAATCGCGAAGCCAAAGATAACTTCAGCGCGGATAGCGACCTCATTGGTGCGTTGCAAGTCGCCAGCGCCATCTGGATCACCGTATTCGATGAGATGGAGCGGAACGTTGCGAGCAATGCCCCATTTAAGAGCGGACCAGTCAGCCATGATA